ATACTCATTCTGTTGCATCCTCTGTTGGCGCTTCTTCGACTGTGGTTGCTTTGTCAAACATGTGTGGATTGGCAGTAATGTCACTCATAACCCGATCCAAACAACCATCATCATTGCGTTCCCATCCCTTGCGGAACTTCTTAATGATCTCGCCATCAACAGTAGTATATACCAGACTATTGCCTTCTTTCTTTAAAAGTTCTTTACCTTCAATCAAGTCAGTTAGTCCGCTATATGGGTTCATTCCAGTTTCGTATGGAATCTTGACTTGTACACTTTCAAACGGCTTGGCATAACGTGTTTTCATGATCTTGCAAGCGGCTCTAATACCTTTCACTTCCGAAATCTTGTTACCGTCTTCGTCTTCTTTTAGTTTGAGCTTACGCATGGCAACAACAATTGAACTTGCATAAATGAAGCCTTGTCCACCTGAAATTTTGTCGTCGGGGTCAAACATGTCTTGACTAGCGTATGTGTGATTGGTTGCTACCAAGCCTAGATTTAAATCGCCAAACATGTTTACACAGTTACGAACAAGAGCAGTCAGTGCCTTGGGCTTACGTCCTAGATCACCTTTCAAGTCACCAGCAGCAAATTGGTTAACGTCAGTGGGGGTCAACAACATGCCCAAACTGTCAATAATAAACAACACCTTGGGACGTTGGTCTTCGGGAATGGTTTTGTATTCTTTAACAAAGTCATTGATCATTTTGGCCAAATCATCAATCATGGCCATGTTCAATTTTAATAGTTTGTCTTCGCTAGTGTCAACGCCCAAGGCCTGCAACCAGGCTTCGTCGAGTGCGTTTTCGGTATCTACTAGAATAGGATAGATACCTTGTGCTTGTGCGTTTTTAATTAGGTTTCCTGAACAGATAAAACTCTTGCCTGCTCCCGACTCGCCAGCAAATACAGTAACCTTGCCCAGCGGTACACCTTTGTTAAAGTCGCCCGAGATAAGATAGTTTAATGCGTAGTTGTTGGTCGAGATCCAGGTGTCGGGATCGGTAAAGCCTATACTAATACCATCAATGCTTTTAGTAATGCCTTTTCTAAATTTGCTAACGTCAAATGCTTTTGCCATAATGTGTTTCCTTAATAATATGTTTACATAAAATTTTATGTTCTTCTGTTGTGGGGTAGTTACTATGTCCCAGAAATTCATCAATGAACATACCATCGAATTTGAACCATTTTGCATATTCAACTTCAACTAATAATGTTTCAGCTTGATCCCGGATATAGTCTAACCCATTAAATTGCTTCATCGGATCTTGTATTGCAGATACATGCAATTCAATACCATTGATTTTACAATAATTACTTAGCTGTTGTAAAGCTCTTAGGTGTTCTTTGAGCAACAACAGATAACCTTTATGCTTGTACATCGTATCAAATATTTTTCCTTGTGTGGTATTTTTATTAAAATTTAGTCCCCCGCTAATAATCCATTTTCTGCTGGCAGTTTTACTAATGACCCAATTACCGTCATTGGAGTAAATTAAATCTGTCATGGCATCAGATAGATAGGTCTCGTTATCAACTTCTATATCCATACGCCAAAGTGTTGGTAATATTGCTATTACTTTATTGATACCAGTTAATATTTTCAACCAATACAAACCCTCGGTACATATTCCATATATTCCATAACCAGCTTTTGCAACAATATACGAAGGATATGTTTGCGAATATTCTATACTCCAAGGAATATCTTTTTGCCAGACTGGGTCAGTAAAACTACACCCAATCAATAATGTATTACCCATAATTTTTTAGTTTATTCAAATATTTTTTACTACAAAACCAATCGTAATTAAATTCAATGGTTTCTTGTTCCATCAAATACAAATCATGCCAATCCAATTTAGATAATTTTTCAAACTTTGAAATCATTGAAAGTAATTCTACCAATCTTATGACTGGATTTTCGATGTGGTCAAAATCATAATTAAAAATTTTATTGTATTTTTTAAACCCGTAATAAATTTCTAGATGACTATGCCAATTTGGTTGTGCGTATGAAACCCATAGAGTTTTTAACAACGTTGGATATAAAAATTTTTCTGTTACAAAAGGATAATAAGACGTGGCCACTGTCTCCGATACTATTTGCACAAACGATGAAGATATACTGGGCTGTAGGGCTTGTAAATTTGCTTTATGATCATGTCTGACATAATTGTTCGTATACATTGTTTTATAAAATTCTTCATTATCAGTTAGCAAAAATTTTCTGTACAACTGCTCTTTCAACACATCATCAAAATAATTTGAAATGTTTCCGTCTATTTTGTCCCTAGATGTTTGGAAATTTTTAGTACAATACTCGGAATTAAACCAATCAAATTTTTTCAAAGCAGAAACTAAAAACTGCCTAGATACATGTTCCGAGCCATTAAACGAACAAATAAAATTATTAAAATATTTTTGTTGATCAAATTTGCTAACTGGCATTAAACAGCTTAAATTTAACCGATCCTGTAACTCTGGGTCAAATTTGATCGTTAGATTTGTATATTTTGACTTAATATCATCGGACAATATGTTATGGTAGACTACTGTATAAAAATTATCATTTTTTACTGCACAACTATTAATCATTTCTAATATTGTGTTGTTACCATCAGAATCAAACCCATTTAAATGGTCATATAACTCCATCTCGGTGGGCAGAAAAGAAAGAGACTCACTATCCCAAAATTGATAATCTCTATGGTTATAAGATTTCATAATTGAACTTGTCTACTCCACCATATGTCATACATGCTTGATACTAATTTAGTATTCATTGATCCAAGTTTGAAATAATCAAACAAATTTGATACTGCCAGTAAGAATGTGTTTTTATCAAAAAAATCTCGTAAATTAATAAATTGATTATTGATTTTATTTGTAGTATCAAACTCAGTAAAATTATCCTTGTTGTCATACCACTCATTGGTATGATCGTTAACAACAAATTCATTAAAAATTTTATCTCGCTCGCTAGAATCAAACTTGTATTTGTTTTGAAATTTTAGCACTGTTGCCAAACTTGAAAAACTACAGTAATCGGGATCAGATGGTAGGTGGTGTATGGTGTTATTTATTTCTAAGAAATGTTTGGCCCATAGTGTCCTATACACCCATTCTTTTTCCTCGTTGGTACTATTTAAAATAGTGATGACACTAGAATCTTGACAAAAATTTGGTATTTGTGGCTTGTGAAATATCAAATTAGCTATTAAATTCTTATCCATGCACGACTGTAAACGACCATCATTGACTTTTTTAGCATAATCTAAATATTGATCAATGGTTACATCTTGACCGCGAAGGTAACCAGTACTGTATAAATCTGTACAATAAGGAACCATTGGTTCCAGTTGCATGTGCATTGCGTGTTCTTTTGGAAAACTTCGCATTACATATTGTAATGTTACTTCTTCTATAAGTTCTGATTTTTCTTTTTGAGATTGCACGATTGCAGACCAATGATCGATTAAAATACTAGTCTGCAATACTGTGCTTAAAAACTTACCACCCGAGCCGTGCGTGAATCTTGTAATTAGAAAATTGGGTTTGGTATTCATATAAGAATGGGGGCATTATGCCCCCATTATGTTTTTAACTAGTAGATTTACGATTACGAATCATTGCCAAAATGTCTTCGGCACGTTGGCTACTAGGTTTAGCCTCAACTGGTGTAGTTGGAGCCGGTGCTTCATCTACATCAAATGGAGGAGTATCGTCCTCGACCACAGTGGGTTTGGCCACTGCCACTGCGGGTTTGGCTTGTGGAACTGGAGTTGCTGTAGTTGTTTCACCGTCGCTGCCAGTGCCAGCCTTGAAGCCGCTTGGTTTGAAGTAGTTGGCCCAACGATCTGGATCGTAAGGTTGTCCATCAACTGACGCTTCAAACATTTCTTTCAATACTTGAAGTTCAACGTCGCCTGGCTTTTTAGGCAAGAAGTCGCTCAAGTTGTACAAACCAAATTGTTCAATCGCCACAGCTTCTTCGCCTGTAAGTGCTGTTTCCTTACGTGCCCATGTGCTGGTGTTGTAGTCAGCGTAACCACCTTTACTAGTCTTCTTGATGTTGAAATCAAGTCCGGCTTCGTAGTCAGTTGGCAAGTTTTCCATGTCTGGATCCATCAGTGCGTTCTTGATCAAGTTAAAGATCTGTGGGCTGATGATGAATCTGCGAATTGGATTCTCTGGTGTTTTGTCGTCGCCAATTGGATTGTCGCGAACAAAACCTT